CAACCAGGTGCTGGCCACCTTGGAGAAGGAATACGAGCTGAGCCAGCCGCAGCTCTACGCCATCGTGCGCGAGAGCATCCTGCTCTACGGCAGCATCGAGGAGGTCGATAAAAAGGGCCAGCGCGTAATTGCGGTCGAGAATTATAAGCTGCTGGCCAACCTGGCGCGCAAAAATGGCGACATCGGCAATGCCATCAGGGCCACGGAGTTGAGCGATAAGCTGCAAGGGCTCTTTGAGCCCGAAAAGACGCTGCTTGACCCCAAAGCCTTCCTGATTCCCGTGCCAATGGACTTCAGCACTGACCCGGCCGTGCTGCGGGAGCAGGAGACGCAGGATGTTGATTTTGAAGACGTAAGCGAGGAAGGGGAGGGCGATGCAGCGTAAGGAAGCACCCCGGCGCATCTACGTCAATGAGAAGCAGCGGCAATTTCTGGCCGCCACCCAAAAGCGGCGCAGCTTCGTCGGCGGCCGAGGCAGCGGCAAAACTACTGTGGCCGGCCACGAAACGCGTGTGCAGATGAACTACCTGCCCCGGGCCAAGGGCTTTTTGGCGGGCCTCACCTACACCCAACTCACCAGCAACACGGTGCCGGCGATGGAAGGCGCCTGGGAGGCCCACGGCCTGCGCGAGTACGACCAGAAGACCGGCTTCGGGCACTACGTGAAGGGCAAGCGGCCCCCGGCCGAATGGATTAAGCCCTACCAGCCCCCGAGCAACTACGAGAACGTTATCAGCTTCCTGAATGGCTACACCATCCAGATGCTGAGCATGGACCGGGCCGAGCTGGCCCGGGGCGGCAACTACGACTTCGGCCACATTGACGAGTCGGCCCTGATGAAGGAGGAGCACGTGAACAAGATTCTGCGCCCCATGATTCGGGGCAACATCTACCGCTTTCCCGATAATTACCACCACCAAACCTTCTGCGATTACACGTCCGTGCCTTGGTTGCCGAGTGGCCAGTGGGTGTTCAAAACTGAGGACCTGGCTAAAGAAGACCCCGACAACTACTTCTTTCTGGAATCTACTGCATACGACAACGTAACGGCGCTAGGGGAGAAGTACTTGCGTGACCTGCGTAACGGTATGACGCCCCTGGAGTGGGACGTGGAGGTGATGAATAAGCGCCTGACCAAGCTGCCCAACTCCTTCTATCCCAGCTTTAATGCCGAGAAGCACGGCGTTTGGAAAACCTTTACCTATGTCCACGACGATAAGACGGGGCTCACGCTGAGCATCGACTCTGACCGTGACCCCACCCGTGCGCTGGAGCTATCGTTTGACTTCAACGCTGGCTTTACCTCGGTCATCGTGTGCCAAGAGAACGGCCAGGAGTTTCGCTTCCTAGACGCGCTCTGGGTCAAACAGAGCGAAACCACTGTGCTCGATGCGTTGGTGACCAAACTATGCAACACCTACGAGAGCCACGAGGCGAAGCACGTGGTTATCTACGGTGACCGCAACGGCAACAACAAGCAGGTAGGGGCTAACCTTACCTTCTACCAAACCATCCAGCAGGGCCTGGCGGCCAGGGGGTGGACATCGGTGCTCATGGTGCAGGGCCTCGACCCCGACCACCGCCTTAAGCACATTGCCATCAACGAGCTGCTGGCTGAGAACAACCCGCGCCTGCCGCTGATGCGTTTCAACCGCAACAAGTGTAAGTACCTCATGATTAGTATCCAGCAGTCGCCCATCAAGCCCGACTGGACGAAGGACAAGCGGAGCGAGAGCAGCAGCATCGACCAGGAGCGAGCCACCCACTTGAGCGATTGCTTCGACAACATCGTGTACCGCAAGTACGGGCACCTGTTCGGCCAGGTGCAGGTGCATGAGCCGGTCTACTTCCTGGGCAGAAGCTAGCCCACCTGGTAGCGTAGGTGGCAATTGCCACTAGTAAATACCCAAAAAGGGCCCTGGCGGTAGCGCCAGGGCCCTTTTTGCTGCCCCAGGGGTCGTTCATATATACCCCAAAATTGCCCGATTGGCAATTGCCAAACGCTAAAGGGCGCGCACGGCCGCGTGGGTCAGACAATAATTTTCGGCCCTTTGGCGCGGCGTTCTGCCTGATTTTCAGGGCCTACGCGTCAAAACAGGCAATAACTTATTTCCGTCCTACGCGCCGGCAGGCAAAAGTGGCAATTTGAGTGCCATGCAACGGACTCACATTCACATTCGCACGGCCCTGGCCGAGATGGAGCTGCCGGACGGGCAGGGTCACGCCCGGGCCTTTTCCATCGGCTACTACAAAACCGATGGCACGAAGGGCAGCAAGGCCGCCGTGCGCAAGGGCGGCCTCTCGGGCGGGTCGGCCAGCAGCCCGGCCGGCCCCGAGGGGCGCAGCGCCTTTCGCTACAAGGTCAAGGAGAAGGGCACCGTGCAGCTGGTGGACTGCGCCACCGGCCGGGCCTTCGCCCTCAAAATCTGCCTGCTCACCCATTTCAACGGCCGCCAAATTCAGCACGGGTAATGAAACCACGCGATATCAAAGAGTTAGAGGGCGGCTTGTACATCCTGCCCGGCGCCCAGGCCATCGTAGAGCTGACCAGCAGCGACAAGGCCCAGGACGTGAACTACGGGGCCGCGCCGCTGAGCCAGGGCGGGCTCAAGATTGCGCCCTGGGGCGCCGACAACCTGCAACCGCAGGCCCTGCTGGCGCTGGTGCACAACAACCACCTTAAGCCGCAGCTCATCACCACGGCGCGCGATTTTTTGCTGGGCTCGCGCATCGGGGTGTTCTCGCGCACCATCGTAGACAAGAAAATCGTGCTGGAGCCGGTCCTCGACACGGAGATGGAGGACTGGTACGAGTCGATTGACGGGGATTCGAGCCTGCAAAGCCTGGCCTACAACCTCGAAACATTCGCCAACTTCTTCGCCGTCCTCTCGCTGGTGAGCAAAACCCAGGTAGAGGCCGTGCAGAGCTTCGACTGTACCACCGTGCGCGCCCTGGTCACGAGCAAGCCGAAGCCCGAGAAGTACGCCCTGCACCACGATTGGCGCAACTTCCGCGCCGACGAGGCCCGGATTCTGCCCGCCTACGACCCGCTGAACCTCAGCAAGTTTGGTGAGTGCCTGCTGCACGGCCGCGACTGGACGCCGGGCCAGAAATACTACGACATTCCCCCCTTTTGGGGCGGGCGTAAGTGGACGGAGGTCAGCAACAAGATTCCGCGCTTTCACAGCAGCGGCCTCGACAACGGCTACAACGTCAAGTACCACATCAAGATACCGATGGGCTACTTCGACCAGTTTGGCGACGCTGACAAGAAGAAAAAGGCCGAGCTGGACCTGATGGCCAACATGAACGAGATGCTGGCCGGGGTGGAAAACACGGATAAGGTCTTTGTCAGCAAGTTCGCCGTGGACGCGGCCGGCAAGGCGCTGCCGGGCTGGGAAATCGTGCCTATCGAGAACAAGATGAGCGATAAAGCCTACGATTCGGTGAATCAGCAGGCCAACATTGCCCACACCAGCAGCCACGGCATCGACCCCTCGCTGGCCGGCATCGACACGGGCGGCAAGTTTGGGGGTAGTGGGAGCGAGAAGCGCATCAGCTACCAGCTGCACGTGGCCCTGCGCACGCCCCAGAAGCGCAAGATTTTGCTCAAGCCCTTCCAGACGGCCAGCAAAATCATGGGCTTCAACCCCCAGCACTTCTTCGGCTTCGAGGACATCGACATTACCACCATCGCCGACAACCCCACGGGGAAGCAGAAGGTGGCCAACTCCTCTATGTAAGGCAAGTATATGTTATTCAAGACGGTAGAAGAATTGCGCACCTGCCTGAGCACGGTGCATAAGCAGAACGCGGACGGGATGCTCTGCTTCGTGGCCCCGGCCGAGCTGCTGCACCTGGTGCCGGTGCTGGGCGAGGGCCTGGTGCAGCAGCTCGGCAGCCTGCCGGCCGATGCGCCGGCCCACCTGCTGGCCCTGCGCGAGCAGTTCCGCGCCCCGCTGGCCTACTACGTGCTGCTGGAGGCGGCCCCCTTCATTGGGGTGAGTATGAACGATAACGGGATGTCCGAAGCTACTAGCTCCGGCGCGGCCCCCACCCGCCAGTGGATGTACAACACCCTCATCGAGGGCGCCGCCTCGATGGCCGACAAGCTGCTCGACCAGGCCCTGGCCTGGCTCGACCGCCACGCGGCCGACTACGCCGACGAGCTGGACTCGCGGGAGTACCGCAGCCGCAAGGGCCTGCTCATTGCCTCGGCCGGCCAGCTGGGCGAGTACCTGGCCACGGCCGGCAGCCGGCGCTTCTTTCTGGCCCTGCTGCCCACCCTGCGCCGGGTCGAGGACTTCGAGATTACCGACCTGCTGGGGGAGGAGCGGTTGGAGCAGCTGCGCGAGGGCCTGGCCAGCGGGGAGGCGCCCAGCCCCGAGGCGGCCAAGCTGCTGCGTCTGGTGCGCCCCGTGCTGGCGCACCGGGCGTTGGCCCAGGGCATCCTCAGCCTGAGCGTAGCGCTCACCGGCACGAGCCTGCGCCTGCTCTCGGATAACGAGGCCGTGCGCGAGCGGCAGGCGGCCCCGCCCGAAGCCCTCTCGGCCCTGAGCCAGCAGGCCACCGGCCACGCCGACCGCTACCAGGCCAAGCTAGCCGAGTACCTGGACGCGCTCACGCCCACGGCCGCGCCGCTCACGGTGGAACTGTACGACAATTCCAACTCACCCTCTTTCGTGGTTTAGCCATGTTGCGCTTTTACATCACCGTGCAGGCCGTGGAGCTAACCGCCGTGACCCTGGCCGGGGTTAGCAGCTTCGTGGAACGCCACGTTTGGTCGCCGGCCTACACCTACTACCTGCTGCTGCTGCTGGTAGTGCTGGACGTGCTCACCAACAACTTCGTGCTTAACAAGCCCTTGGTGCCCCGCAACCTGGCCTTTCGCCTAGTGGCCTATACCGTGCTGATGGCCTTGGCTCACGGCTTTGCCGAGCACGAGAAGGGCTTGGTGTTCCTGCCTTCCCTGGTGCTGGCGCCCTTCGTGCTGATTCACCTGCGCCGGCTCATCATCTCCTTCGGCAAGCTGGGCCTGGTCGATAGCGACGTGGCCGATTTGCTCCAGCGCCGCATCACGCGCCAGGCCGAGCAGGAGCCGGCCGCCCCCGAGCCGGCGGCTGAGCCGGCGCCGGCTGCCCCCTTGCTCACCCCCGAACCCGCCCCCGCATGCTAACCTTTCGCCTCAACGGGCGCCCGTACCGGGTGCCCGCCACCTGGGCCGAGCTGAGCCCGGCCCAGTTCTTCGCCGCCGCCCCGCACCTGGCCACCCACTCGCTGGCCGCCCGCGTGGCCGTGCTGCGCCTCTGGTGCCCCCAGCTGCGCCCCAAGTACCTGCGCCGGCTCACCGAGACGCAACTCTTTGACGTGGCCGCCCAGGTGGGCTGGGCCTGGGACAAGCTGCTCGACACGGCGGGCATCACCGAGTTCAGCCACCGGGGCCGCACCTACTGCCTACCCGAGCCCCGGCTCACCGACGCCGTGTTCATTGAATACGCGATGGCGCAGATTTACTTCCACCAATTTGCCCACCCCCAGCGGCCCCGGGCGCAGGCCCTCGACCAGCTGGTGGCCACGCTCTGCCGGCCGCTGCGCCCCGACCTGGCCGCGCTGCAACAAAACCCGGCCTGGGACGGGCAGCGGCGCGAGCGCTACAACGCCAAGCTGGCCGAGGGCCGCGCCCTGGAGCTAGCCGATGCCCCGCTGGGGGTCAAAATCGTGGTGCTGCACCACTATTTGGCGGCGCAGCGCTTCCTGCACGCCGCCTTCAAGGAAGTCTTTAGAAAAGCGGAGCCCGGCCCTGGGGGCAAGGCCAAGGCTGGCGATGGCACCGGGCTACTGGAGCTGCTGGCCCGCCTGGCCGAGCGCGGCCTTTACGGCCCCTACGAGGCCACCGCCCACACGAGCCTACACACCATTTTGTTCAACCTGGCCCGTGAGGCCCGCCAGCGGCGCGCAGCCGAAAGAGAAAACGCATGAGGATTTCGGAAGCAGGGCTAGCCCTGATTAAGCGCGAGGAGCGGTTTATGCCCCGCAAGTACCTGTGTTCGGCGGGCAAACCCACCATCGGCTACGGCCACGTGATTCAGCCCAGCGAGGCGCGCTACCACACGGCTACGCTCAGCGAGGCCGAGGCCAGCGCCCTGCTGCTGGCCGACGTGACGAAGCGGTACGGCGCCCACGTGGCCAGCCGCCTGCACCACGACGTGACCCAAAACCAATTCGATGCCATGGTGTCGCTCACCTACAATATCGGCACCGGGGGCTTCGACCAGTCGAGCGTGCTGGCCCTGGCCAACGCCGGGGCCACGTCGCCGGACGTGATACGCCGGGCCTTCGGGCTCTGGAACATGGTAACCAACCCCAAAACCAAGGTCAAGCTGCCCAACGCCGGCCTCACGGCCCGCCGCGCCCGCGAGGCCGCCCTTTACCTCTCCTAACGATGAAAAAGACTGACCTGCTGACTTTTGCCGGCGATGCGTATGCCTTCGTGGCCGGCGTGCTAGTGACCCTGATGTGCCTGGTGGCGCTGGCCGGCTGCGCGGGCATCCGCCCGGCCCCGGCCGACGCGCTGCCGGCGACGGCGGCCCAGTTGGCGCGGCCCAACTCGGCAGCCCTGGGCCTGCCCCCGTACCTGGTGCCAGCGCCGGCCGGCTCCACGCCCCGCCAGCGCCGGCAGTGGCAGCGGGCCCAGGCCCAGAACCTGGCCCGCGCCGGGGTGCTGCCCACCAAAGTCAAAAACAGCAGTGTGGCCACGGCCCCGGGCGCGGTGGCCATCACCCGGCCGGCCTCGTCGGTGGCCGCCGGGGCCGGCAGCGTGGCCACCGATGCGCGCAAGGCCGGCAAGGGCCACGGCGCCTCGGCGGTGGGGCCGGGGGCGGTGGCCACGGCCACGAGCAGCGGCCCGGCCTGGTGGGTGTACCTGGTCGTGGCCGTGCTCGTGGCCGTGGGCTGGGAAGTACTAAGGCAGCAAGTACCGCTAGGCAACTGGCTACCCTGGCGAACGGTCAAACGTTAGTCAAAGGAGTAGTAGATGGCCCCAGTGTAGTTGCAGAGTAGATTTTGTTTGAAGCCCAAGTGGTGGGTGTCGCTTAGGTTAACGCTGAGTAGCGGCGCAAGTGTGGCGCCTAGATGCTGGCTAACTAAGTAGCGAAAGCTCGGGCCCAGCGTCAGCATATGTCTGTTGGTAATAACAGATTGCGTATTGCTGCTATTGGACATGGAAAAAACGGAGTTGGAGTGCAGCAGCGTATAGCCTCCCAGCGCATCAATATTGAATCGTTTAGTAGGAGCCAGGAAGGCAAAACGCAGCAGCACGGGGAGTGTATACACGGTGAGCTTGTTGCCATTCGAGCCGAGAGGAGGTACGGGGGAGTCACTATAGCTTGGGTCGTTTGTTGACCCAATGGCCGACCCGCTGATTTGAAGGGCGAGCCGAGGGCTCAGCCACGCCCCAACTGTCAGCATGGGGCTAACAAGTGGGTGGTCGGAGAGGGAAAAGGGCCTTGAGGTTAGTACCGAGGCGCCGGCCCCTACATAAAAGCGTGGCGAGTCGGCCCTGGTTTGGGCCACGCTTAGCATCGGCAGCAGTGATAAGCCAATAAGGGTAAGTAGTCTTTTGTGCATTTAACCTGGTAATGAATAGGAATAACGTTGGCAAAGTAAAGGAATGAATCCAGCGCAAGGGCAGGGAGAGCAGGTAAAGCGCTGCCTTTTTCGTCCTACGCCCCGGCTGGCCGTTGGCCCATCTTGGGAGCATGGCAGACTACCAAGACGATTTTCGGCGCATCCTCGACGAGGAATTGGGCGACTACGCCCAGCGCGCCCTGGAGGTGCTCACGCAGGCCATCCAGGCCAAGGGCCTGGTGCTGACGCAGGAGCTGCTCAACTCGCTCCGCACGCAGGTATTGGCCGCCAGTGCCCAGCATGTGGCCACGATGGGCATCCAGTTCGAGCAGTACGGCCGCATCAAGGACATGAAGGGCCTGAGCCGTACCAAGGCCCCGCCGCTGGAGGAAATTGAAGCCTTCGTTAAAAAGGTCGGCGTCAGTCACTTCCAATACGTGCCGGGCTACAAGTACGGGCAGTTTCCACTCGCCTCGAAAACGGCCATCAACCGCATCGCCTGGGGCATTGCCCGCGCCAGCCTGCGCGATAAAGACCAGGTAAAACCCAAGTCGTGGTTTGCCAAAAACTTCTACAGCTCAATCAACAGCTTCATCAACGCGGTCACCGACCGCTACCTGGCCGCCACGGGTACGCACCTGGCGGCCAGCCTCAAAATCTGATTTATGGGACAGGTAAGACAGGATAACGTCCAGATAAAACTCGAAATCGACGGGTCGCAGTCGCGCACGGAGCTAGACAACCTCACCCGCAAGGCCGACTTGCTTCAGCAGGGCCTTAAAGGGATGAAAAAAGGCTCGGAAGAGTACGTGGCGGCCAATAAGGAGCTAAGCCAGGTCAACACTCGTATGCGGGAGCTGCGGGAGGAAATCGGCCTGACTTCGCTCACCAGCGGGCAACTCAAGGCGATGGCCGGCCAGCTTAATCGCGAGCTGGCCCAGCTCACGCCCAACACGGCTTCGTTTGCCAACAAGGCCCAGGAGCTAGCCAGCGTCAACACCCGGCTGGAGCAGCTGCGTGCCGATGCCAAGGGGGTGAAGGAGGAGTTTAGTAGCGCGGGCGGCGGCTTCGGCGACTTCATTAAGAAGGCCGTGGGCTTTGCCGGTATTCAGTTGGGGGTGGAAGCGGTAGTGAGTGGGGTAAAGGAAATGGGCCAGGAAATCTTTGCCACCACGGCCAAGTTCGAGACGTTCGAGGCCGTGCTCACGACGGCCCTGGGCGACAAGTCGGCCGCGCAGTACGCCATGAGCCAGATTGCGGACTTGGCAGCCAAAACCCCCTTCTCAGTAGACGAGCTGACGGCCAGCTACGTCAAGTTCGTCAACCGGGGCATCGTGCCCACGCGGGCCGAAATGCTGAGTTTGGCCGATGTGGCCGCCTCGCAGGGCAAGAGCTTCGACCAGCTCACGGAGGCGGTGCTCGACGCGGGCACCGGCGAGTTCGAGCGGTTGAAGGAATTTGGCATCCAAGCCAGCAAGAGCGGCGACCAGGTGAGCTTGTCGTTTAAGGGCGTCACTAAAACGGTCGAAAACACGCCCACAGCCATTAGCGCCGCCCTCGTAGGCTTCGGGCAGCTAAATGGGGTGATGGATTCGACCAAAGCTATCTCGGAAACCTTAGAAGGCCAGACTTCCAACCTGGGCGATACCGTGGACCAGTTGGAAGTGTCGGTGGGCAAGGGGCTGCGCCCGGCCTTCGTGCTACTGCTGAGCGCGGCCGGGCAGTTTCTGGACTTTCTCAAAAACTCGAAAGCGCCGCTGAGCGAGTTTATCAACTACTTCCTCGACCTCTACAATCAGTCGCTGGCCGTGCGCGTCATCGTGCAGAGCTTGGCCCTAGACTTTCAGAATGCCTTCTCCCTGATAAAGGGCACGCTCGGCTTCCTGGTAACTGACCTGATTGCGGCGGGCAAGGTCATAAAGAGCACGTTTACGCTGGATTTCGGCCTTATCAAGCAGGGCCTGAATGAGGGCGCGCAGGGGCTGGTGGATGCCGTTAAGAAGACGGGCACTGAGATTGGGCAAAACTTGAAAGGTGCCTTAACGCGGGCCGCGAGTACCGACAAAGTGGCCCTGCTGGGCATATCAGCTACCGATGCCAAGGCTGCCGCCAATTCCTACGACAAGGCGGCCGAGCGGGTAGGGGCCGCCGCTAAGCTCAAGCAGGCCGCCGACGCGGCTAAAAAGCTGAGCATGGAGCAGCTTAAAGACCGGGAGGCCAACATTCGCGCGGCCCTGGCCCTGGTGGTCAGCGGCTCGGCCGAGGAACTGCGCCTCAAAAAGCTGGAAGTGGCCGCTAAGCGCGACCTAGAGTTAGCCGACGAAAAGAAATCGGCCTCAGAGCGCAAAGTAATTCGGGCTGACGCCGTGGCCGCTCTGCGCAAGCTGGACGAAGAGTATGAGAAAAAGCAGGCGGACGCAGCCAAAAAGGCGGCGGCTGAACAGGTAGAGGTCGAAAAGAAGATTGCCGACCTTAAGGCCGGGCTGCTGGCCGACGAAACCGAGAAGAAGGTGCAGCAGCTGCTAGCTGCCGCCGACAAGGAGAAGGCCACGGCCAAGGGCACGGCCGAGCAAATTGCCGAGCAGCGCCGGCTCATCGACGACAAATTGGCGGTTGACATTGAGGCCGAGCGGGTGAAGCAGGCCCTCAAGCAGCAGGAGGCCGAGCTGGATATTGAAAAGCGTACCAACGCCCTTATTGTAAACGAGTTCGAGCGCCGCGCCGCCGACCTGGTAACGGCCGCCAAAGCCGAGAAGCTCAAGCTCCTCGACACCGACACCCAGGCGGCCGAGAAGCGCCGGCTCATTGAGGCCAAGTTGCAGCAGGATTTGGGGCTGCTCTCCCGCGAGCGGGTGGCCCACGAGCAGGAAATTGCCGACCGCATCCTGGTCATCGACGCCGATATTGCCCTGCGCCGCCTCGACCGGCGCCGACAGTTCTCCAACGAGTGGAGCGAGCAGCGCGCCCAGGCCGACGCCGAAGAGCAGGCCGTGCGCAAGGCTCAGCTCGAACAGCGGTACACGACCGAGTACTTTCAGGAAGGGCTCAATACGGAGCAAAAACTGGCCATTTCGCGCAAGTACTTGCAGGACAAGGAGGATTTAGAGAACGAGTACAACGACCGCCGCCAGGAGCGCGAGAAAGCGGGGGCCGAGTTTGGTACCCAGCTGGTGAGCACGGCGCTGAGCACCGTGGCCGACTTTGAGAAAATTGCCAGTGACAAGCAGCTGGCCAAGCTGGATAAGGATAAGAAGGCCCGCCTGACCAAGCTGGACGCAGAATACAAGGCTGGTACCATTAGCAAAGACTTATACGAGGCGCAGAAGGCCAGCATCGAGGCCAATTACGACGAGCAGACCCGGCAGGTGAAGAAGCGGGCGGCCGAGAAGGAAAAGGAGTTTAACGT